ATGGCAGAAAAACTCAACGAGACCCTCGGCATCAAGCTCTGCGAACACCAGCTGCGCCAGCTGCGCGGCGTCGCCGAAGCGGCCGGCACCACCCCGAGTGAGCTGGTGCGCCACCTGATCGAGAAGCACCTGGAGGCTGAGCGCGAACGCTACCGCTCGCTCCATTCCATCTTTGCCGACGGCGCGTGATTAACCAAAAACAACGGGGGGGAACCATGGAAAACGAAACGAGAAGTGTCATCACCTTGAAGTTCGCGGCACTTGTGCTTGCCGGGCTGGCATGGCTGATGGGACTGGGGGATTCGGAATGAAAGCGTTCCTGGTGGCCGTCGTCATGGGGCTGGTGTTCGCGTCGGCGCTGACGCTGCTGGCGCTGGCGGTCGGATGGGTGCTGGCATGAGCGCGACCGTGATCGTGATGGCCGAGTACCGGGCGCGCCGTGCGCGCGTTTCCTGCTCGTTCGTGATCGACCCGCTGGAGATCTGGCGGTCGTGGTTCGGCTTCTGGCTGGGAAATCGTCGGACCGATGGGGCAGGGTCTGGCGTGGTGCGCGCGATGGTGGCGCGGTAATGGAAACGCCCGCATCAACCGGCTGGCAGGCCGTCCGCGGGCGCTTAAGGAACGAGGAAATTATGGAACAGGAAAACGTGCCGCGCAACCATGACGACTACCTCGCCTTCCTTAAGGCGAAGGTGACGCTCGCCGAACGCATCGGGTTCGATGTCGCGGATAGCGAGATTCATCCGATGCTCAAACCTCACCAGCGCGACATCGTGCAATGGATGGTGGCGGGAGGTCGACGGGCCTGCTTCGCCGCTTTTGGCCTCGGCAAGAGCTTGATCCAGCTCGAGGCGGTGCGCCTGACGGTGAAGCACGCGAACGCCGGGAAACCGGGCCTCATCATCATTCCGCTCGGCGTGCGGCAGGAATTCACGCGCGACGCGGCGATGCTCGATATCCGGGTGAAGTTCATCCGCCGCGCCGAAGAGATGGACTGCGCGCACGACATCTACATGACGAACTACGAGACGATCCGCGACGGCAAGCTCGACCCGACGCTGTTCGTGTGCGTAAGCCTGGACGAAGCCTCGTGTCTGCGTGGATTCGGCGGCACGAAGACATTCCGCGAATTCATGGCTGTGCTCGCCGGTGACCGCAAGACGATGAACGATCGCATCGCTTCGGAAGGGGTGAAATACCGCTACGTCGCCACGGCGACGCCTTCGCCCAACGAATACATCGAACTGCTGGCCTACTCGGCATTCCTCGGCGTGATGGATGTCGGACAAGCGAAAACGCGCTTTTTCAAGCGCAACTCCGAGAAGGCCGATCAGCTCACGATCCATCCGCACAAGCTCAAGGAATTTTGGCTGTGGGTTGCGTCGTGGGGGCTGTTCGTGCAGAAGCCGTCCGACCTCGGGCACTCCGACGAGGGCTACAGCCTGCCGGACATGGAAGTGTTCTGGCACGAAATCGCCGCCGATCACACGGAGGCCGGGTTCGATTATCGCGGGCAGGGTTTGCTCATCAAAGAGCAGGCCATCGGCATCGTAGAGTCGGCACGCGAGAAGCGTGACAGCCTGCAGGCGCGCATCGCCAAGATGCTCGAGATCCGCGAACTCGACCCATCTGCGCACCGCATCATCTGGCACGACCTGGAAGCGGAGCGGCACGCGATCGAGAAGGCGCTCCCGTCGTGCGTGACGGTGTTTGGCTCGCAGGATCTCGAACAGCGCGAAGCCAACATCATCGGCTTCTCAAATGGCGATTTCCCGGAAATCGCCGGCAAGCCGTCAATCATGGGCAGCGGCTGCAACTTCCAGCGCCATTGCGCGTGGTCGATCTTCCTCGGCATCGGCTTCAAGTTCAACGACTTCATCCAGGCCATCCACCGCGTGCAGCGCTTCCTGCAGACCAAGACGGTGCGTATCGACCTGATCTACACGGAATCCGAGCGCGAGGTGCGCCGGACCCTTGAACGCAAGTGGGAACAGCACAAGGAAACGGTGGCGCAAATGTCGAACATCATCCGCGAATACGGGCTCTCCACGGCCGCGATGGCCGATCACCTGCGCCGCGGCATGGGCGTCGAACGGATCGAGGTGTCCGGGCAGAACTTCCGCGCCATCAACAACGATTGCGTGCAGGAAACCGCATCCATGCCGGATAACAGCGTGGACCTGATCCTGACCAGCATCCCGTTTTCGACGCAGTACGAATACTCGCCGAACTTCGCCGACTTCGGACATACCGACAACAACGATCATTTTTTCCGGCAGATGGATTTCCTGACGCCGAACCTGCTGCGCATCCTGCAGCCTGGCCGTATTGCGGCAATCCACGTCAAGGACAGGATCGTGCCGGGCGGCATGACAGGCCTCGGCTTCCAGACCGTCTATCCGTTCCATGCGCGCTGCATCGAGCATTACACGAAGCACGGTTTCGGCTACATCGGCATGAAAACCATCGTGACCGACGTGGTGCGCGAGAACAACCAGACCTATCGCCTCGGCTGGACAGAGCAATGCAAGGACGGCTCGAAGATGGGCTGCGGCATGCCGGAATACCTGCTGCTCTTTCGCAAGCCGCCGACCGACAGCAGCAACGCCTACGCGGACAATCCAGTCGTGAAAGCGAAGCCGGATTGCATCGGCCCGGACGGCAAGCCGATGCCGTGGCAACGCGGCGCCGTCGAGATGCCTGGCACCGGCTACAGCCGCGCACGCTGGCAGGTGGATGCGCACGGGTTCGCCCGTTCCAGCGGTAATCGCCTGCTGACGCCGGAAGAGCTGGAAACGCTCGACCACGGCGTCATCTTCCGCTGGTTCCGCGACTACCACCTCGAGAACATCTACGACTTCGAGCATCACGTCCAGATCGGCGAGACGATGGACGGGTTCGGGCGCCTGCCGGTCACGTTCATGTTGTTGCAGCCGCCGTCCTGGATGGATGACGTCTGGTCCGACATTGCGCGCATGCGCACGCTCAACATGCTGCAGTCGCAGAAGGGACAAGAACAGCATCTCTGTCCGATGCAATTCGACGTGGCTGACCGCGTGATCGAGCAGTTCAGCATGCCCGGAGAGACGGTATTCGACCCGTTCGGCGGAATCATGACCGTGCCCTATCGCGCGATCCTCAAGGGGCGCAAAGGGGTCGCTACCGAGCTTTCAACGCGCTACTTCATGGACGGCGCGCATTACCTGCAGGCCGCCGAGCGCGAGATGAGCATGCCAGGCCTGTTCGACACGATCGGCGAGGCTGCGTGATGGCTGGCGATTGGATCAAGATGCGTCCGTCTTTGCTGACCAGCCCGAAGGTCAATGGGATGGCACGCTTCCTTGAGGACTCCCCCAAGGTGAGCCGGGCCCTATCGACGGGGTACTCAGGGCCAATGTCAGAGATCGTGTCGCGTAACGTTATGCGTAACGTTACGGTCGCGTCACTGCTCATCGTGTGGAGCGCAGCGAACGAGCACACGACCGACGGCGTGTTCAAGAATGCGGACCTCTCGGACATCGACGACATGGTCGGGATCCCCGGTTTCGGCGAGGCGATGGAGTTCGTCGGGTGGGCGATTTTCGATGCCGAAAACGGGTCCGTGATACTGCCAAACTTCAGTGAATACAACACATGTGGCAAGGATCGGTCAGCCGAAAAGAACGCCGAGCGGCAGCGGAAATTCCGCGAGAAACAGCGGTCCGTAACGGAAACTAGTAACGGAAAAAGTAACGTTACGAATAACGTTACGAATAACGACAGAGAAGAGAAGAGAAGAGAAGAAGGTAAACCCCCTACCTCTCCTATCGGAGAGGTCTCTCCCCCGACGAATGAAACGCTCGTCACGATGGGGGAGGGGACAGCTTCCCTCCCGATCGTTCCTGCAGACCCTCAGAAAACCGAACCCGTAGCCGCGAAGGCGACTGCACAAGGCACTCGCCTGCCTGCCGACTGGGCGCTGCCGCGCTCGTGGGGTGAGTGGGCTCTCTCGCACGCTTCCGAGCAGGGACACGCTTTGTCGGCGGATGCCGTGAGAGCGACCGCCGAGAAGTTCCGCGACTTCTGGGTCGCGAAGCCGGGCAAGGACGGACGCAAGGCCGACTGGGAAGCCACGTGGCGGAACTGGATCCGCCGCGAGCTCGAACGCCAACCCGCAGCAGCCCCGAGGAGATCGATCCATGACCAACGCAGTGCGACCATCGCAGCACTCACCGGCCAAGCCGGCGACGCCGACATCCTCGAGGGCGAGCTCCGTGTCGTTGGTTGAGCGCGTCTTCGCCCGGATGGCGGCGTTCTACGGCGCTCGCTTCGCGGACATGTGGCGCGACGTCGAGCCCGCCGACCTCAAGCGCACCTGGGCCGAAGAACTTGCCGGCTTCACGCCTGACGAGATCGCCCGCGGCATCGACGGCTGCCGCACGCGCGACTGGCCGCCGACGCTGCCGGAGTTCCTGCGCCTGTGCCGTCCGGCGCTCGACTACGAGTCGGCGTTCTGCGAGGCGGCCGAGCAGATGTACCGCCGGCAACAGGGCGAAGACCGGTGGAGCGACGCGGCGATCTACTGGGCTGCGACGTGGATGGGCCGCGATGTGACGGCGAGCCCGTACGAGCCGGTGAAGGGACGCTGGAAGGCGAACCTCGACCGGGCGCTGCAGGCGATCCGCGGCGGCGAACTGCCGAACGAGGTGCCGCCGCGGTTGCAGGCGCTGCCGGCTCCGGGCGCGACCGTGGCGTCGGCCGGGGATGCACGAGCGATCCTGCGGGGTGAGGCATGAACGCGCCGCTGCCGATGTCCTGCGCGTCGATCGAGTCCGAGCAGCACCTGCTCGGCGGGTTGCTGATCGACAACGGCGCGTTCGATCGCATCGTCGGCGCGGTGTCGGAGGCGGACCTGTTCCGCGAGGATCACCGCCGCATCTTCCGCTGCATCGCGCGACTGCTCGAAGCGGGCAAGCCGGCCGATTTTCTGACCGTCAGCGAATCGCTGGAGACGTCGGGGGAACTGGCGGCTGCTGGCGGCATGGCGTACCTCGCCGATCTCGTCCAGGCAACCGCGTCGGCCGCGAACATCCGCCGCTACGCCGAGATCATCCGCGAGCGCGCCGTGATGCGCCGCCTGCTGACCGCGGGCGACGAAATCGCCGCGCTCGCCACCGCAGCCGGGATGACCCTCGCGGAGAAGACCGACCGGGCCCAAGCGCTCGTGATGGCGGCCGGCGGCGAGACCTCGGGCGAGGAACTCGTGAGCATGGACGATCTCACGCGGCGCCTGACGCTCGACCTGCAGGAGCGTGCCGACCGCGACGGAAAACCCACCGGGCTCGCGACGCGGTTCAAGGATCTCGATCAGATCACCGGCGGCTTCCAGCGCTCGGACCTGATCGTCGTTGCGGCACGCCCGGGAATGGGAAAGACCGCCTTCGCGCTCAACGTCGCCGAGGAGGTTTGCATCGCGGCCGTGCCGGCGCTCTTCGTTACGCTCGAAATGCCGGCCGAGCAGCTCGGGCACCGCCTCATCGCCGACATCGGCCGCGTGCAGATGAGCAAGATCCGCAAAGGGCAGCTCACGTGCCACGAGTGGCAGGAGGTCAGCGGCTCGCTCGACTGCATCCGCAAGTTGCCGATGAGGATCTCGGACGCTTACGCACCGACCGTGATGCAGGTCCGGGCGATGGCCCGCAAGGCGCGCCGGGAACTCGGCGGGCTCGGTCTCGTGGTCGTCGATTACCTGCAACTGATGAGCGGCTCCGGCGACAGCCGCGCCGAGCAGATCGCGAGCATCACCCGCGGCCTAAAGGCGCTCGCGAAGGAACTCGGCTGCGTTGTGATCGCGTTGAGCCAGCTCAACCGCCAGCTCGAGCAGCGCCCGAACAAGCGCCCGGTGATGAGCGACCTGCGCGAATCCGGCGCGATCGAGCAGGACGCCGACCTGATCCTCTTCGTGTATCGCGACGAGATCTACAACCCGAACAGCCCCGAGGCCGGCACCGCCGAACTGATCATTGGGAAGCACCGCAACGGCCCGCTCGGCACAGTGCGGCTTGCCTACTTGGGCGAGAACGTTCGGTTCGAGAACCTCGCGAAGGGTTGGCGCCCGAGCGCGCCGGAGAAGTACAGCGGCTATGACGACGGATTCGAATCGTAAGGGAGATGAGGAATGGAAACGGGAATGTCTGGTGCGATGGATCATGCGGCAGCCGAAGGATCAGCGTCAGGAGTTTTACCGTTCATGGGACCGGAAGTACGGCCCGGAGAGCACCCGGGAACTGATGGCGGATGTGCGGGCAGCCTGGGAGCGCTCGACATCCTCGCCGTCGATCCCGGAACGAATGAATCCGGATGGTGCCGTTACCGCGCCGGCCGCGTCATCGGCAGCGGAGTGATGACGAACGAGGCGCTCCGCGACGAGCTGCGCTACGGCACCGCTGCAGTGCTCGCAATCGAGATGGTCGCCTCCTACGGGATGGCGGTCGGGCGCGAGGTTTTCGAGACATGCGTATGGATCGGCCGCTTCATCGAGTGCTGGCCGCGGCCGCATGACGTGCGGCGCGTGTATCGCAAGGATGTGAAGCTGCACCTGTGCGGCACCAGCAAGGCCAAGGACGCGAACATCCGGCAGGCGCTGCTCGACCTCATCGGGCCGCAGGGCACGAAGAAGGAGCCGGGGCCGACCTACGGGGTGAAGTCGCATGCGTGGGCGGCCCTGGCTGTCGCCGTGACCGCGGCGCAAACGAGGGCCGCAGCATGAGCATCAAGGACTGGCTTGCCGGCGCCGCCCGGATCGTGATCCCGATGTTCGTCGACGAAGACGTGGCCGTCGAAGCCCAGTACCAGACGGACGGCTCGCTCGCCTGGGTCACCGTCATGTCGATGGATTGCGTGGAGCCGGGCGAGCGCTTCGACGGCGTCGTTCGAGTCCGGGCTTTCCAGTGGCTGGGGTTCGGGTGGTTCGGCTGGCAGCTTGGCGAGGTGCGGCCGTGGCGAGATCCGGCATGACAGATCTTGTCGTGCGCCTGCGCCAGCTCGCCTCGATGGGCCTGTCGATCGCCGCCGAGGCAGCGGACGCGCTCGAGCAGCAGCAGGGCGTCGTCGAGCCGATGCGCGATGCGCTGTCGTGGTACGCGGAACCGGGCAACTGGAAGCGCCCGACGCGCGGACGGAGCTGGTCGAACGCACCGGCGGCCGACGACCGCGGTTCGCGGGCGCGAGGTGTGATGCTCGAGCAGGGAGCGGGGCAGGGATGAGCCTGGCGCTGACTCCGATCACGCTGCGCGAGGCGAATGCCTACGTGGAGCAGAACCACCGACACCATCAGCCAGTGCGCGGCTGCATCGCGTGTCTGGCCGTCGCGGATGGCGATGTCGTGCGCGGCGTGGCGATCGTCGGCCGTCCGGTCGCGCGGATGCTCGACGACGGATGGACGGCAGAAGTACTGCGTTGCTGCACGGACGGTGCGCGAAATGCCTGCTCGATGCTCTACGGCGCCGCGTGGCGCGCGGTTCGGGCACTCGGCTATCGCCGGCTCGTGACCTACACGCTACCGGAGGAAGGCGGCGCGAGCCTGCGTGCTTCCGGCTGGAAGTGCCTTGGCGAGGCCGGCGGCGGATCGTGGAGCAGGAAGCAGCGGCCGCGGGTGGATATGCACCCGACGCAGGGAAAGCTGCGATGGGAGGTCGGACCGTGACCGCCGTCACCCAGACGCTGTTCCGCGAGTTCGTGATCCGCACGCCGGACATTGCCCGCGCACTCACCGCTTTCCTCAAGCAGCACGTCGGCCCGGCGGTTGATCGCGGAACGCCGCTGCGTGTGACGGTCCGGGAAAGCGCCAAGCCGAAGAGTCGTGACCAGGAGGCGAAGTATCACGCCATGTTCGGCGACATCGCGAAGCAGTGCGAGTTCATGGGCAAGCAGTGGGATGCCGACGACTGGAAGCGCCTGCTCGTGGATGCGTTCTACCGCGCCACGAAGGATGACCCGGATCTCTCGCAGGAGTGGGGAAAGGTCATGCCTCGCATGGTGCCGAGCTTGGACGGGAGCGGCGTCGTTCAGCTCGGCGCGCAGACGCGGCGTTTCACGAAGAAGCTCGCCAGCGCGTTCATCGAATACCTGTACGCATGGGGCGCGGAGCAGGGCGTTCAGTGGTCCGGCGAATGGGAGGCGGCGGCATGAGCAATGCATCCAAGGCGCACATGGGGCGTGTAGCGGCTGACGGCTGTTCTCTGTGCAGGCGGATCGGCTACGGCCACACGCCAGCCGAGGTCCATCACGCGCGCGAAGGCGTCGGCGCCGGGCAGCGCAACAGCGATTGGATCACGACGGGCCTCTGTGCTGAGCATCATCGCGGCGCGACCGGCGTGCACGGCCTCGGTGTCCGCGCCTTCGAGCGCACCTACGGCGTGACGGAACTCCAACTCGTCGCCGAAACCCTCGAGCACATCTACGGGAGCCAGCGCTGATGTCCGGCTACACGTCCCCTCTGGGCAGGCTCGCCCCGAACGCGCCGGAGGCCGAACGCATCAAGCAGGCCGCATGGCGCGAAGACAAGATCCTGGTCATCCGCCTCGACGATGAGCGGCTCGACTTCGTGCAGCGCGAGTTCATCCGCCAGATCGGCGAGATGCTGTTCGGAAAACCGAAGGCCTTCACGAGCAAGGACAGGGCGTGACGATGAGCGACGACACCGAACTGCGGCTGCGACTGCGCATCGCCTTCCTCGAAGGCCGACTCGAGACGATCTGTGCAGCGGCCGGACGGGTGCTGGCGAAGGTCAGCATGCCGGCGCACGTCACGGCGGGGAGCTACAGCACGAGCGACACCAAGCGCGTCCCGGCGCGGCCGCTGGCGACGCTGCGCAATCTGGTCATGGGCAAAGAGGATCGGCATGAACGTCTCGGATGAGCGGATGACCGCACCCATACCGGCGTGCTGCCGGACGTGCCAGAACCGCGAGCGGTGGGTTGTCCTCGGGGTGGAGCGAAACCGCTGCAGCGATCGGCGTCCGATGCACGAGGGGTGCGCCTGGCATGCGGAGGCAACGCCGTCGATCATCCAGAGGGGCGTCGAGCGATGAGCGACCGCCTGACCATCACCGGAAAGCAGGACGCCGTGATGCGCGAGATTGAGCGCTTCGAGAAGCAGATGCGCTTCGCCTCGATGCGGGCCGTGAATAACACCGCTTTCGCTGCCCGGAAGTCGGTCCGCGACCTGATCGCCAGTTCGTTCGACCGGCCCATGCCGAAGACCGTGGCACTGCCGAACGTGACGAAGCGGGCGACACGCGACGATCCGGCCGCCGTGATCGCCTTGGACTACCGGCGCTTCACCGGGTCGCAGGGATACCTCACGCCGCAGATCGAAGGCGGCAAGCGTGTGCCCAAGGCATTCGAACGGCGGCTGCAGGCAATCGGCATCCTGCCGAAGGGGATGTACGCCGTGTTCGCGAAGCGGTCGGGCTCGCTGAACCAGTACGGCAACCTGTCCGGGCCGAAGATCCGCCAGATCCTGTCGTACTTCCAGGCCTTCACCGAGGCCGGCTTCACCGGGAACATGAAGGCGAAGTCCATCGACAACCTGCGCAAGGGCAAGCGCAAGGGCATGAAGTTCGGCATGTCCTACTTCGTCTCGACAGGCAAGCGCTTCGGCGCACTGGGCATGCGCCTGCCGCTAGGGATCTGGGAGCGGCACTACCCGAACGGCACCGCCGGCAAGAGCTTCATCCGGCCCGTGCTGCTATTCGTGCAGGACGTGCAGTACAGCAAGCGGCTCGACTACGCCGGCACGATCGAACGCACCGTGGGCAGCATGCTCGAGCGCGAGCTGACGAAGGAACTCGCGCGGGCTTTGAGGACGGCGCGGTGA